ATTTCGACAAGTTATCTTGTCATTCTCGGTCCAAGGTGTTACGGTAGCATACGTGCTTTGGGAGCATGGGGACAGAGTTCGATTCTCTGTGGGCCGAGGGATTTTCAAACGGTGACGTAGACCAACTGGAAGGAGTCGTTACTTTGAGATAGTAAATAGTGCAGGTTCAAATCCTGTCGTCACCACCAATTTTCGGCATGTGATGTAATAGAAGCCATGCGAGTCTTAGAAGCTCGTCCCGAAAGGGGTGTAGGTGCAAGTCCTATCATGCCGACCAATTTTTGTAATGGCTACGTAGTCCAAATGGAAGGAGACGCTACTCTCAGAAAGTAGATAGTGTAGGTTCGAATCCTATCGTAGCTACCAATTTCAATTAAATGGGCTGGCATGTTCTAAGGGCAGCGAGACTGATTTGCAATCAATCTGTTGTGAGTTCGATTCTCACCTGGTCCACCAATTTAATGGCATCGTAGACCAAATGGAAGGAGTCATCTATCTCAAAAATAGAGTAGTGCTGGTTCGAATCCAGTCGATGCTACCAATTTATTAACGGGCGTGTAGACCAACTGGAAAGAGTCGTCATACTTAAAATTTGAATGTTGTAGGTTCGAATCCTACCACGCCTACCAATTTATGGATGCTAGGGGGATATAAGCTGGCCTCACTAGTCTTGAAAACTAGGTTCGCCTAAAAACGAAGGTCCGGGCAGTACGGACAGCATCCGCCACTTTAATACAAACTCCACTTGACAATGGAACCGAAGACTGATACAGTAGGTTATCGTCTCTTGAAGAAATCGGAGATTGTCAGTTTTTTGAAAACTATGTATTTGTAGTTCATGGAAGGTAGACGAATAGTTAGTTAGTCGTAGCAGTTTGCTAAACTGCCGTGGCCTAAAAACCACTGAGGGGGCAGCACCCTCACCTTCCGCCATTTTACGGGCCAGTAGCTCATTTGGTAGAGCGTCTGCTTTGCAAGCAGAATGTGGCAGGTTCGAATCCTGTCTGGTCCACCAATTTATGCGGGTATGATGTAGTGGTAGCCTATGACCTTGCCAAGGTCGATGTGAGGGTTCGATTCCCTCTACCCGCTCCAATTTCAGAACTGGGGATTTGCATAATGGTAGTGCGGGAGACTTTGAATCTCCTTGTAGGGGTTCGATTCCCTTATCCCCTGCCAATTTTTATCGGAGTGTAATGTCAAAAGTAGACGGCCTGTTTTGGAGACAGGAGGTTGAGATTGCGAAATTCTCCACTCCGACCACTTTCATCAATATGTATTGTTGAACATATGAAAACAATTCTAGCAACAATCGTATTGACACTTGCATTGAATGCATTTGGCGCAGACAACGTAACCAAAAAACTCACCATTGAAAAGTATCGCAAGCAATACAGTTCGCTTGTGGTAAAATGGGAGAAAACAAATGACGCTACAAAACGCAAAGTCATAGAAAAACAAATGGATACGTTGAAAGCAGAGAATCTGCATTTGTTTGCAAAGCAATAGTTTATCAAACACTGACTGAAATTTTGACATAAGCGATCCTACGCTGAGATAATATCTTAGAGGAAGTTCGATGCTGCACAGCAGATGATTGGGAGAATGTAAGTTAACTTCATATTGCCCACAATGATTAAAAGATTGCGATTCCGTGGAAGCAAGGAGCAGTCCGGTTAACTTTAATTCAATAACACCACATATTAGCAGTAATCCTAAATAACCCGAGTGTAGTGCTGCACGTTTGAAGGGATAGGTTGGAGCAGTTGTTTTTAACGAACAACCAGTAGCAATACTGAGATAAATGTAGGAATAGAACAGAACATCGGCTACGGCTGTGTCAAACATTTTTGATCGTTGGTGTATAGAATTATAGCACTCTGCCATTGGGAGGTAGATGAGACTGAAGTTGACGAGATAGACATTCGATTTAAGTTTATGGTTTCTGTGCGCACAGTGCCGTTGGACTTGATCGAAATATGGAACGCCCAGTGAAATCCTCGTATATTCGCAAGTCACGGTCATCCATTTTGACAAACACCCGATAGGAGGATTCCGTAAGGGTTTGGGCGCATGTGCCGCAAGTCTTTTTAGAGTATAATAGCACGGTTTGTCATTTTTCTTTAATAGGTGTTGACAAAGCAAGAAGTTGTGATAGACTTGTTGGTATGAAGAAACTATTGGTATTGTTGATTTTGATCGGCAACATTTTGGTTGCAAGTGAAATTATCAAGGAAGAAAAGGTTTTACCGATTACGGTGTATGTAGTCCGTAACGGAGATTCCGATAGGTCAATTCATAAAATTTTTTTGACAGAGAAGTCAGCCAAGAAGTATTGTGATGCGTTTAAGGAAAATCACAATTATGATTATGAAGCTCTTGCGTTGACCGAATAATACTTATTAGAATGCGGGTATAGCTCAATGGTAGAGTGTCAGTCTTCCAAACTGATTATGCGGGTTCGATTCCCGCTACCCGCTCCAGATTTAGAATGGCTGGGGTTTCAGCAAACGACGAATCCTCATAAGGTTTGTTAAGTGGGGGCAGCACCCATACCAGCTACCATTTTTGTTCATTGAGAATTTTGGGCGTGTACTGGTATCGATTTGAGTATGCGTTCATGGTAAGCACGTAGAGGATGATAGTTGGCCTCTCTAAACGTCTATCGAAACATTAACCGCTAAGGAAAATGTAGTGAGCTATGACTTCTCTTACGAGAACGTCGGTGCTGTTGCAGCCTAATACTGGTTGCCCGTTTGTTTGATGAGAGTTCGGTAATCAAAACAAATGTCATTCTACGAACTATGATTGAAAAAGTTGACTTGTAGTTTCAGTCGAATTATAGCAGGTCCTAAGACAGCATCTTTTTGGTGATATTATATTGCTGCTCCTAACAAATTCAAAATCACATAAGCGTGTAGATGATCATGGATTTTTATTCAAAGACGGGGATTCGACTTCCCCCACGTCCACCATTTCAAAAGGTCAGCATCAAAAGTGCTGACCTTTTTTTGTGCCCAAATTGCTATTTATTATCATGGACAGTATTACCACTGAAAAAGTTGATCGCTGCGTTCGCATAGCCAAACGCAAATACAAAAAATGGCCCAGTGCATACGCTAGTGGTGCAGTGGTCAAGTGCCGCCAAGGCAAGATTTGGAAGGGTGTAAGCGAAGAACAATCAATTGAAGAAGCTGGTTTTGACAAAGAAAAATCGCAAGGATTGCATGGTTGGTTTGCTCGCCGTGGTGGCAAAGGTGGCAAAGGTTGGGTAGATTGCAATACTTGCCGCAAAGATCCCAAGACTGGACAAAAGAAATGTAAAGCTTGTGGTAGACAAGCTGGTGAAAAGAGAAGTAAGTATCCAGCATGTCGTCCTACACCATCACAATGCAATAAAACTGGTACGAGCAAGAAAAAGGGACCAAGCACAGTTTCTTGGAAACCAAAGCATGAAGGTTTTAGCTACAAAGAGTTGGCAGAATCTTTGTTTTTGAAATAAGTCGATTTCGACTTTTTTTGATATGTATATGGTAATATGAAGTTATTGATTATTGGAGGATGTGGTTATATTGGATCTGCACTGTATACTCGTTTTCACAAAAAATACGAAGTAGACACGGTTGATTTGGAATATTTTGGTAATTTTGTCAACCCAAATAATATCAAGCTTGGTTTTGATGAGCTAAAGAAAGAGTATCTGGATCGTTTCGATGCCATCATTTTTCTTGCTGGCAACTCTTCTGTTAAGCTATGTAGCGATCCATTTGACACATTTGATAACAACGTAGGAAAGTTTATCAATTTGGTCAAAAAATTGAATAAACAAAAGTTCATATATGCATCAAGCTCTTGTGTATATGTGGAGTCTGGAAATTCTGCAAAAGTAGAAACTGATCTGTGTTCACCAATCGACGGCTTGACGTTTTCCAAGACTACGATTGACAATTTCATGCCATTGACCAACGTTGAATATTATGCACTGAGATTTGGTAGTGTCAACGGATGGAGCCCAAACATGAGACTTGATTTGATGATCAATTCCATGACATTATCCGCACAAAAAAATGGCATATTGAATGTTTTCAATGGTGAATGCTATCGTCCTATTTTAGGAATTAATGATTTGGTAAGCGGTATTGAAAAAATTATTGAATCAAAGCACGACCACCGTGGTGTGTACAACATGAAATCATTCAATAATACTATATCCAATATTGGTCATGAAGTTGCCAAGGTTACAAACTCCACTCTTATCGACAAAGGCAAAGATTTCACCTATAATTTTTCCATTTTGACCGACAAGTTTAGCAACACATACAATTTTCAATTCACTGATACGGTGCAATCAATTGTCACCGATATTATAGCACGTCCATACAACGACAAGTGGTCAAAACGAGAAAAATATGAGTTACAAACACAACAATAATTGCTTGGTATGTGCCAGGCCAGTTTCAATAGAGTTTTTGGATCTGGGAAATCAACCATTGGCCAATTCATACCATAAAGGGGAAACTCTAAAACAATATCCATTGACCATGAAGCTGTGTGACAGTTGTTGGCACTCACAGCTATCTGTGTCAGTAGATCCAAAAGAAATGTTTGAACATTATCTGTATGTGTCTGATACCTCCAAGACACTTACACAATATTTTGAGTGGGTAGTGCAATATATTCTTGACAAGACTAAACCAAAAAAGGTGTTTGAAATTGCATGTAACTCAGGGCTGCTGTTGGATATGTTTCAGAAAAAGGGGTTTACGTGTTGTGGTGTAGATCCCGCAAAAAATCTGAGATCTATGTCTCAAACCAGAAACTTGGATGTGTATGTAGATTATTGGGATCAAAATTTTGCCAACAAGCTCAAATCCGAAAAGGGTTTGTTTGACTTGGTACTTGCATTTCATGTTTTGCCACATGTTCAAAACCCTAACGATTTTGTAGCAGCATGTAAAAGTGTGTTGTCTGATACCGGACAGATTTTTATTCAAACATCTCAATGTGATATGTTGCTGAATAATGAGTTTGATGTAATTTATCATGAACACTCGTCATATTTTACTGGCAAGTCAATTCAGACATTAGCAAGAAATCATGGTTTGTACGTGTCTAGCATTGTAAAGACTGATATTCATAGCAAATCGTTTTTGTTTTCTTTACAAAAACAAGTTTGTGATGAAGCTCAATTGAATGAGTTGATCAAGTTTGAGACGCAACATGGTATCTACAACATCGATAAATACACCAGTTTTAGAAATAATGCTGCACAGATCAAACAACAATTGATCGAAAATTTAACTCGTCTAAAGAATGATGGATATGTGTTGATTGGATATGGTGCCGCAGCCAAAGGCAACACTTTGCTGAACTATATCAACTATAAATTGGACCACATCATTGATGACAACCCAATGAAGTGTGGATATTTGACTCCAGGTATGAATATACCTATTTGTTCAATTGATATTTTGAAAAACAACTATAGTAAAGTTTGTTTTGTTCCATTGGCTTGGAATTTTTATTCAGAAATTAAAAGCCGAATCCAACAAGTGAGAAATTCACCAAACGATATCTACATCAAATACTTCCCTCAATACACCGAAGAAAAAAATTGAACATTGTTATGATACAAGTAGCTACAAACCATCCAATTGCAGTAGACTCTGATGACCATAAATATCCAGAGGGAATATACTATGACAACAACTCAAACGAAACGTTCATCGCAGATGTAGAACGGCATTTTGGTGGACCAATCTCAATTCTGGACTTGGGTTGTGCTGGTGGACAATTGATATGCGACATGCACCAAAAAGGCCACGTTGCGGTTGGTTTGGAGGGCTCGGATCATTGTATGAACGTTCAACAACAATCTGTTGATGAAGTAGGAATGTTGCCACTTGGACATAGAAATTGGCAAGCGTATGGTAATCAAATACTGTTTACATGTGATATCACAAAAGATTATCAAATTTACAGTGATGGTCAACCCATGAAGTTTGATTTAATTACTTGCTGGGACGTAATGGAGCATTTTGATCCCAAGGATGTACCAAAGTTTATTGAGTTAGTAAAGAATCACTTGAAACCAAACGGTGTATATGTTGCCACCATAGCGTTGTTTTCTTCTGGTAGACATCCTACGTCAAAAAACACTCCAGACGGATTGGACTATCACAAATCTTTGTTTCCAAAAGAGTGGTGGATGAATCAGTTATCATCTCAACTACAGTCTATACAGTATCCGTTTGTGTGTTGTAATCGCAGCTATATTAATCCAAGTGGTGATGATAGGTATTTAGTTTATGTTGGAAAACTACCATGATTGTAGCATCGTGTCCATTAAGAATTTCACTTGTTGGTGGGTCCACAGATCATCCTAAGTTTATTGACACTTATGAACGTGGATCGGTCATAAGCTTTCCATCTAACTTGAGAACCTATGTCGTCATCAATCGTGATAAATGGGGAATCAATTCAATAAACAAAAAATACATCATCAACTATTCTATCAGAGAAGAAGTTAGTGATATAACAGATATCAAAAATGAATTGGTCAAAAAGGTGTTTGAATATTTTGACCTTGAACATATTCATTGTTCGTTGACATCCGATATATACTCTGCTGGGTCTGGATTGGCAGCATCGTCTGCATATTTGTTGGCGTTGATCAAATGTGTAAGTGTTTATAAAAACAAAAACTTATCAGACTTTGATGTATGCAAAATTGCCGAGCAGATTGAAAAAACAATAAACCCACTGGTGGGACAACAAGATTTTTATGGAAGTCTTGGCGGACTTAAACGTATTGATTTTATCAAAAACAAAGATCCTCAATGCACATTGTTGAATGCGAGTATATTTGACAAAATGGATTTGTATTTGCTGAGGACCGACATCATCAGAAACTCTACAACTGTGTTACAAAATCTTGATATTGCCAAGTCTGTGGTGTTGTTGCGAGATGTGTGTGATTTACAAACCGCAATAGAGTCAGTTGACATAGACAAATTCAACAATGTTATCAACAGAACTTGGACCAACAAAAAGCAAACGTCTCCGCAAATTTGTGGTCATGAGGTATTGAAATCGTTGGATAACAAGCTGACACAAGACAACAGAATTTTATCCCACAAGTTATGCGGTGCTGGCAACGGAGGATATTTTCTAATTTTCGCCAACAAAAATTCGTATAGGTCGTTGATACACGACTATGCTATCTTGCCAATACATTGCTCGGATATAGGTTTGCAGTTTCACAACTTGACAAAATTATGAAGTATTGTTTTGACATCGACGGCACACTTTGCACCACAGATGCGTCACACGATTATGCTCTGGCTAAACCATTGGTAGAAATTATTGATAGTGTCAATTCGTTGTATGAACAAGGACACCACATCACATTATTTACTGCAAGAGGCGCATCCAGCAAAATAGATTGGCATGATTTGACAGTCAAACAATTATCTGATTGGAATGTTAAATACCACACTCTCATCGATAAACACAAACCCAGCTACGATTTGTTTATAGACGACAAAGCCATCAGTGCAGACGAGTGGAAACGCAGAATCTCTAAAAAAATTGTGGGTTTTTTGGCGGGTTCTTTTGATGTTGTACATCCAGGCTATGTTGCGATGTTTCAACAAGCAAAAAACCATTGTGACAAACTGATTGTAGGGTTACACGCAGATTCAACTTTGGAAAACCCAAATAAAATCAAACCAATACTGTCGGTGGATGATCGTAGAAACACTTTGTTGGCGTTGAAATATGTTGATGAAGTGATTGTATATCATACAGAGAATGAATTGGTCAATCTCGTTGATCAAGTAAAACCACACATCAGATTTTTGGGTGACGATTACAAAAATAAAGTCATCACGGGATGTAGGGACGACGTAAAAATACATTTTTTGGATAGATCACATGGCTGGTCTACAACCAAGTTCAAAAACTTGATTAAAAAATCTCTTGAATAGCTGATTTGGTACTACATATTTGTGTATATGTCACAGCTAAAGACCCTTCTAATATCACATTTTTACAACGAAGAATTTTTGCTTCCGTTTTGGATCAAGCAACACATTGGCATGTTTGATGATGTGGTGATGATTGACTATAACTCTACAGACTCATCTGTTGATATCATCAAACAACTCGCTCCACACTGGCAAATCAGAACAACACGAAACGAATATTTTGATCCTTGGCCTATTGATGAGGAAGTTATGGATATTGAACGAGAGTTTGATGGGTATTGGAAGATGTGCCTCAATACCACCGAGTTTATATTGATGCCAGAACTGAACCTCAAAAAGTTTATTGCTGGAATTGTGGATCAAAGCCCAGATGCCACATGTATTTCATCAACGGGAGTGTTAATGGTAGATTCACCAGAACATGTTGATAAACCCACTGATCCTAATGTTCCTTTGTATGCACAAAGACAGTATGGGTCTATAGAAAACGGTAACAATAGATGTAGAATCTTACACAAAATGCCAGATGGACAATATACTACAGGGCGACACAACAGTCGTTTGGAGCGAGTTTATCCAAAAGATGTATTTTATTGTATGTGGTATGGTTGGTCGCCGTACTGCGATGCATTGAGAAATCGAAAAATGCAAATTCAGACAAAGCTACATCCGATGGATAATCGTAAAGATCCAAACGACTCCTCTGGTCATTATATACCAAGCCTTGAAACCTTAGATAAACGTTTTGTAGATAAACAAACCAGTGGTTGTTATGATCTATTGACAAACTCTGGATTCAATACCGTAATTCAGACCTGTCCAAAGTCTTTTTGAATAACCGAGTGGATCTCGGATTTGGCATTTTCTGTCCATCTACGATGTGATCCAGCACCGTAGTGAAATCCCATCATTTCTTGTTTGGCGTTTCTGAAATAGCAGTTACCATAGCTAGTAGCATCGGTTTTCCAGTTGCATGTTTTGATTTTGTTGTCAAGAATATGCTTTCTGATTCTCCAGCCTGTGTCCAAAAAGCCTGTGTGTGTACCTTCTTTGGCTTCTTCATCGGTGATTCCCCATGATGCTGCTGTTGCTATGTTGATGTCATAGTATGCACAAAACAAGTAAGGTATGTTCTCAAATAAATGTGGCCAAGCTTTCAGAAATATTTTGGAACCATCACCATCATCCATTTCACAACCAACGGCTCTGTACCCTTGATCAAAAATACCGTTAACATATTTGTGCATGTTGTTGTTGAGAATAAAGAAATCGGAGTCTATCACACAAACGATTGGCGATTCACAATATTTCATTCCGCAGTTTATAGCATATCCATGAGAAGCTCCATCAAACGGATCTGGAGCTTCTACTGTCAGAATCAAATGATTGACGGACGAATCATCAATTTTTATAGTTTGTCGTAGCGAATCGGGTGTGTTGTCAACAAGGATGAGACGATAATCTGATGATGCCATTCGCTTTTTGAAATTTTCAATTTGAAGGTATAACAGATCATAGTTTTTGTGAATGGTCATTACATAGTCAATCATATTAATAGTCGGTATCCATACATATTGTTCAAACATCATAAAATAACCAAACAACCCTAAAATATGTTGATCGAAGAAGTTTTACAACTACTTATATGTCGATACAAGCAATAACCCTATTTACAAAAGTTATGAGTACAAACAATACATTGGTAACAACCAAACTAAACAAAGCTGATGCGCAAAAGAAGGTCTATGAATTGACCGAGAAGCTTATTTTTGTCAAAAAAGATTTCAAGGATGTGGCCGCAGGATACAAGGAACGCATCAAAGAAATTGAAAGCGAGATCAAAGCGGTTGTAGAAGATGCTACACCAGCACCTTGAAATACATTTTTCTAAATTGACATTTGTAACTTTTGCCATATGATAGAGCAGCATGGCATCCAAAAAGAAACAACCTAAAAGCACTGCCAAACCACGCAAGTCTCGTAAACCAAAAGAGATCGTGGTTGACAAGGAAATTTCCAAACTGTCAAAATCGTTGGAGGTTGTGTCAAAAATCTACACCGCCAACGGATCGTCATACAAAATATACAAAGACATTCCCCGAGAACTGGCCATCGACGAAACAACTGAGCATGGTCGTAAAGTAATGGTTGCTATGTATCCAGACAGTCACGAAATATATTTGATGGGATATTACAAACCCGGTATGCAATCATATCCGTTTGGGGGAATTAAAATTTACAATAAGACATTGGGAGAAACTCGGCAAGTTTATCCCGACGCTGTGGTTAAACACAAAGATGTAGAATATTACAACAGAGTTATTGCAGATTGTGATTGACAATACGTATTTTGTGTCTTAATGTAACGAAGCATGTTTGGACTGATAATCCTGCATGGTAAAACTAGTGTATCAACTAACATAAACAAAAACCAAGAGGTGTATAATGCAAACCAAAAACAGTAAAAGAAACGATTCAGAGTATGAACCAAGCAATGAACGTTTTGTAGTATTGAGAAATGGTGCTAGAGTGTCTGATGAAGAGTATTCCAATAAAGAAAATGCTCAACCAGAATATGATCATTGGAATCGTATCGTAACTCGGTGGCCAGATGGTAGCAAGCTGGAGATCGTCAACCTAAACAACAAACGTAACAATAGATAATTATGGGATTACGAGAACAAATCAAAACCGCAAGTTCAGAGGCGGAAATTACTGAACTGTTGACCAAAGGAAAAAAGTTTGAGTGGGCATCTGAACGAACCCAAAGCTCTTGGAAATCAACTGCTAGGTTCAGACTAGCAGAAATTAGCAATCCGGTTGCTGCTAAAACACCAGAGAAACCTATGACCAACAAAAAGCAACCAAAGAAAAAAACTAAATAGTTGATACACTCACAATAAAGTAAAATATATGGAAAGGCACCAAAAATAATGGTGCCTTTCTTGTTTTGGTATTGTCTATTTATTAACGTATGACAAAAAAGTTTTGTGTAAAAGAGTTGCCGTCGGACTTCCAGACAATGGAAAAGTTCGTGGGCGACAATAAAACTGTGTTAACAGAGCAAGTAGTATCTTCGATTGAATATGCACTTGCTAAAAATTTGTCAAACGTAGAAGTTTTTAAGTTTCATGACACAGACTATATTGTAATTTTGAGCATTGAAACATTCAAAGACAATCTAGATAATATTTACAACTATTACGTTGCCAGTGAGCAATATGAATTTTGTAATCGTGTTGTGGACGTACAACAAAAACTCATCAACCATCTAAAGCCGCATGAGCAAAAGAAAACCAACAAAAGACAACAGTCCAAAAATTCCACAAAACCCAAAACTAAAGGACACGGTGCAAATTAAAAGTGTTGAGTTAACTGAGAAACAAAAACAACTTCTTGAAATCATGCGTGACAAAAACACCAAATTGGTGTTTGTGTCGGGTCCAGCGGGTACTTCAAAAACCTACACTGCAATTTTGGCGGGACTTCACTTGATCAATGATAAACGAGTAAGCGAACTAACATACATCAGAACTGCTGTAGAAAGTAGCGACAGTAAGTTGGGATTTTTGCCTGGTGAGATGGATGACAAAATGAGTCCATACATCCAACCTTTGGTAGACAAGCTTGAAGAAATCCTATCCAGATCCGATGTTGAAAAGTTGCAAAAAGAAGAACGTATAGAAGGTATTCCCGCCAACTTTTTGCGTGGTCTAAACTGGAATGCACGTTGCATTGTTGCAGACGAAGCCCAAAACATGACCAAAAAAGAGTTGATCACGTTGATTACCCGTGTTGGTGAATTCAGTAAACTGTTTGTTTGTGGTGATCCTGAACAATCAGACATCAACGGAAAAAGTGGATTTGTATCAATTATGAACCACTTTGACGACGATGAAAGTAGAGAGAACGGCATTTTCACTTTTAAGTTCGACGAAGAAGACGTGGTTCGTAGTGGTTTGGTAAAATTTATCTTAAAAAAACTCAAAAAGCTATCCTGATTGATAATTATATCTAAAGAATAGTATGGCGATATTGTCAAATAAAGGAAGAGTGATTGAGAGCTTGGCTAACTATGCATCCCCAAGCTCTGGAGACTTATTGGTCATCCAGGATGTTAAAAACAATCAAACCAAGAACATCACGCTTACTCAACTGTCTCAGAAACTTGCCACCGTCATTCAAGACGTGACGGTAGATTTCACCAGTGAAAATAATAAATTCACGGGAAGTTTCAAAGGTGGGACGTTTACTGGTAGCAGTGCGGATTTTGCAACGTCGCTTCGATTGATTGGTGGCAAAGCTTTTATTGATAAAAACAATTTTCAAGCTTTGTCATTCACAAACATGAAATTTGGCACCACTGGTGCGCCAATCGAATTTTTATCGACTATTTTTACTGATCAAGATATTGAAGCAAACATAATCACTGCTAACAGTGACGTGGTTGTCGGTGGAGTTGTATATGGTGCGTTAGAGGGTAGTGTTCATGGCAATTTGACTGGTGATGTATATTCAGACGCAGGCAACAAAGTTTTGGAGAACAGCGCAAACTTGGCAAAGAATGCATTGTTTTATGGAACTGCAAGCTATGCTAAAACGGCATCTGTGGCAAGCTATGCCAAAGTTGCAGAAGTTACATTGACTTGTGTGACTCACGCAACTGATGCTGATTTTGCAACGTATGGTCTTAGCTCAAGCTATGCATCACAATCACGTTCGTCTTCGTATTTGCGATATCATCCAATATTGAATCCAAAAAATGGAACGGCATCATACGCAATAAAATCCAATGCATCGGATTATGCGACCACAGCAAATACTGCAACATCCACCACATTCTTGACATATACTGGAACATACAACGGCAGCGCAAGTTATGCAATTAGCTCAAGCTATATTTTGAGTTCAAGCTATGCTTTTAGCGCAAGCTATGTTCGCAGCAGCAGCTATTCAAGGAGTGGAAGCTATGCTCGCAGTTCAAGTTATGCTCGCAGTGCTCGCAGTTCCAGCTATGCTCGCAGTGCAAGTTATGCTCGCACAGCAAGCTATGCTTCTCAAGCACAAGTAGCCACAAAGACAAGTTCAACATTTATATTTCCTGCTGCCGGTGGTGTTGTTACACAATATCAACATCTACTTGGAACTGTGCCAAAGTTTTATCGATGGGTTGCTGTATTGAATGTCGCTGATCCTGTGAATGCTTTGTATGATGTTGGTGACGAAGTAGATTTGTGCTCATTTTTTAACGGAAATGGATTTTCTGATGACGACACTGTTCCTGCATTTGTAGTTTACGCCGATTTATATTTTACGTATGCTGCAAGAAACACATTTGCAAATTTATATTTGCCATCGCCAGATGGAACCAACGTTGATAAAACAATTACTACCACCTCGTGGAGATTAAAATGCTACGTATTGGGATAATATAAACCAAAACCAATAAACCGTATATTTATTAACATATGGCAAGCCCTTGTAATACTCTAAACGTACAGACCATCAAAGTTAGTTCTTTGGCAGGTATTTCTGGTCGTTCACCAAACGTAATTAAACCATACGACTCATTTTTGTTGATTCAAAATGGTGATAGCTCTTCATCAACCGAAAAATATTCCCGCCAAGTAACGTTTCAAGAGTTGAGTGATTTCATCGGATCAAATCCAACTGGCTCGTATAGTGGCAGCTTCACTGGTAGTGCAAAAGGTCATTTCACTGGAAGCTTTACTGGCAGTTTCAGAGGCTATGTTAGCGCATCTGCTGCGTTTTCAAATAAAGCTGCATTTTATGGCACTGCAAGTTGGGCAAAAAATGCAAACCATGCATTGACTGCCGATACCGTGATCGGTAGTGTAACTGGTACTGGTGTTGCAAACAATTTTACTTATTGGACAGGTGCAAATACCACAGCAAATGTTCCTTTTGTTCAAGTTGACACCACTACAGTTAACAAAGGTACTGGATGGCCAAATCTAGGTGGAGCTTGGGGATCTACTATTGGTCGTACAGTTTTGTCACGTCCACTGGCAGTAAATAACTATTATGGTCAACATTTGATTCAGTTTTCTGCGTCTGCGTATGGTTTCAATTATTTGTATGATCTGGGTTTGCAATGTGGCAACAACTACATTCGTACTGGTGCAAATTTTGCGATTTATTACTCGGGATCATTTACAGATAACACTTGTTTGATTCCGCCATCTGAAAAAGATTGTGCGTGGAAGCCACACGCAACCAACTCTGGAAAAGCTGGATGGACCTCTTTTGGTGTGCGTGGACGTTTGATTGGTATTGGTCATTTCCCACAAAGCAACAATATTCAAGCACAATGCCATGTTCATTTGAGCAGTTCTTATGGATGGCCATCGACTTATGCCGATCATAGCAGTCTAGTCAATCCTTACACGCCAACTCAAAACGTATTTTTGGTAACATCGGGTAGTGCTTACACAAAGCTGTTGAGAGTTAGTGGAAGCGGACAACTTGATGTTGCCGGTGACGTAGTGTCATTCTCAACATTTGCATCATCTGATGAACGTCTAAAGAGTGAAATTGAACCACTTGAAAATGGATATGATAAGATCGAAGGTCTCAATCCAGTTTCGTTTGTTTGGAATTCTAACGGTGTTGCAGACTTCGGTTTGATTGCACAAGAAGTTGAAGCAGTGTATCCAGAATTTGTAAGAGAAGATATAAACGGCTACAAAGCAGTTAAGTACAACTCTTTTATTCCGTTGTTGATCAAAACTGTTCAAGAACAACAACAACAGATTCAATTGCTGGCACAAAAAATTGCAGATTTGGAAGCTAGATAAATATGTCAATCAATCGACTAAACCGAGGTGGGTCGTTGTCATTTTCACAATTGGCAACTGGCTCACCATATTCGGCTATCAACAATTTGTTGGCTAATGTTGATGCTGTGGTTCCTACGCAGAATATTTCTTTGTCGGCGTCACTGGCACGACTAAAATCGTTTGCTGGAGATCCAGTAGAAAATACAAAAGTTAATCAAGGAGTTGGTGTTGGTTTGGTAAGTTTTGATAACATCAATGATGCTAGAATGAGCGAATTTTATGGTGCCAACTATTTGAGCGCATCTATAAAATCACAAGGAAATGGTGTTTGGTATGCTGAATTTTACCCTGACAGCACTGTGTATAACGCAAATTACTTGACGGAAGAAACGTCTAGTCGTGTGTATCGCTACAGTGTGTATTCAAAACCAAATCCACCTGGGTCGGCAGCATTTTCCAAGCAGTCTTCTTATGTTTTGGCAAACGATTGTGAAGAATACTTGTCGAATCTAACAACAAATCGCATTTACAAGGTTGTGTTGAAAGATGTTGTATCAAACGCATTTACATCCAGCTTTTTTACAGGTTCATGCGCAGCTACATCAACTGTGGGATCTAGTGTATCTCTACAATCACAAGTATCTTCCACTATTTCTCTCGCTGTTCAAAACATTATACCAAAAATCAACACCAATGGCACTCTAAACACATTTCAAAAAAATGATTTAACGTTGTTAGTGAATGAACTTCCAAACTTTGTTGAGAACCCTAGAAATTATACACTCAATGGATATACTCGCACATTCACCAAAGCATATACTCCAGGTGGAACTCGCACGTTTGCATTGCAAGGGTCAATTACACGACTTTTACCAAATGGTAATTACTACGCTGGTCTAGTGACTTGCACTGGGGGTCCACCAAATGCGGGAACATACAGTTATGGTATAGACGAAGTTGTCACTACTACAAACCAATCTGTAATTAGAGTGTTTGCGTTGGCAAATTCACAGATTGCTGGTTCTTGTGGAGCACCTCCAGCAAGAGCAGTTTCAAATACAGCAGCAACTCAAGACTGCTTTTGCAACGCTCAAACTACTTGTAATATCACCAGTATTTCTCAAGTTCATTACACTGGTAGCTTTTGGATTACAAATCCAAACAACGAATCGGTCACTATTACTTTGAATAATGATTGGATCAACACCGACAACAACAGACCACTATTTGTTCCAAATGGACAATTGATTCCAACATTTCCATCATCAGCATTTGTGTTGACTGCAAACCAAACCAAAAAAATTGGTATAAGCTTTGGATCTGTATATTGGGGACAGTCTGTTCAAAGTTCAAGTTTTTCAGCAAAAGGAACGTTTACCATGGCGTTCACTTCTCCAACAGATACCAAAACTGGATATATTACTGCAAATTGGAACAAAGCAGTCTGCGTACCATCATCGACAGGTGGAGGTGACAGCGGTGGATGTCCAGCAATTTGGCACCCAATGGAAACAAAAGAACACGGATTTATACCTGCTGGTGAAATCAAAGTAGGTATGCATTTGCGTGGTCCAGATGGTGAATGGAACGAAGTTACTGTGGCATATGAAGCAGAAGCTCCAATTTGGCGCACTATCATCAATGGTGAAACATATGATGTAGATGACAGCCATTTGTGGTATGTGGGCAATGGATTGTGGAAATCCGTCAAATCTCTACAAGCAGGTGACAAGCTTGAAGGAGAGTTGGGAGATGTTTATGTTGTAGACAGCAACGAATTGTATATGCCTGTTGGTAAGTTCATGCACTTAAACTGTGTCAACAAACGATTCTTGATGCGAGGAAAAATTATAGGTCACAATGCGGTTGGTGATACCGAACTCAGACAATTAAAAGATTGATAGTTTTTGTTTCTTGACAACTATATATTGGTGATGGTAGATTACCGTCACGGCAATGCTCTCGGGAGGTTGCCAAGATAATAAGTTCAAAACGAATTATTATAACAAAGAAAGGAAATATAGATATGTCAGTTGTAAAGTATACTACGCCTGCGTTGCGAGGCATCAATCGTGACGAATTTTTGACCCCATTCGATAAGCTGTTTGACGACGTGTTCTCACAAGCTTTTCCAGATTTCACCAAAGAATTTGGAGTGGGTTTCTTCGAAAAACAAAGTTATCCAAGAGTTGATGTTATTGATAATGTGGATAGCATCGAAATTATTGCAGAAATTCCAGGTCTTAGCAAAGACGAAGTTTCTGTTGAAATTGAAGATAACTTGTTGATCATCAGTGGTCAAAAGACCAAGACTGTTGATTCCAATGATAAACGCACCTATATTCGCAAAGAACTCAAGCATAGTAGCTTCAAGCGCACATTTGCATTGAGTGATTTGTTTGATAAGGACACGCCAGAAGCAAAGTTTGAAAATGGTCTATTGACCGTTAAAGTCAAAAAGGTGAAGCCTACACCGCCAACCAGCAAAAAGGTAAAAATAACTTAATACGTTATTGGTTATATGAAACCCCTTGTAGAAATGCAAGGGGTTTTTTCGTGTTAGTTTCTATTTATATTAGTATGTTCAAATTCAAAAACTTAGTAATGTTTACCTCTATGTTGATTGCTGGCTGTGCAGCATTCTTTAGCGTATATGGTATTGGTCTTCTTTTCTCCGGTGCTATTGTGGCAGCTATGATCATGGCAAGTTCCCTTGAGTTGGGCAAACTTGTCACAACATCGTGGCTGTTTAGATATTGGGGCATCGCCAATAAGTTAATGAAGATTTATATGGTTACTGCTGTTGTAGTATTGATGTGTATTACATCGTTGGGTATTTTTGGTTATTTGACAGCAGCATTTCAAAAAAGCTCACTAGAGTCTGAATTGTCCAACACAAAGATTGCTACGTTGGAAGTTCAAAAGATCAGCGAAGTCAAAAAACTGGACTCTGTAAGATCCAACATCGACAAGTTGTTGGCACTACGTGCTTCTCAAGAAGGTCGCTTGAGTGAAACTATGACCAATGCATTGATCGCTCGAAACCCAATTCAACTGCAAAACATTCAAAATCAGATCAACGACCAAATTTCTGATTTGAACAAGCAAATTGAAACGGAAAATACAAAATTGAAAGATGCCAGCGACAAATCAGGCAAAATAGACGATGAAATTTTCAAACTCAAAATTGACAACAGCCAAAAGAAAGATATTACCACTTTCAAATTCGTTGCTGATGAATTCAACACAGACATTCGCCATGTTGTAAAGTGGTTTATTATTGTGTTGATCACTGTTTTTGATCCACTAGCTGTAGTGTTGTTGTTGGCTTACAATATGAGTTCAAACACACGTACCGATGCAGAACAAGAGTTCAAAATTTACGGTGACAAAAAAGGTTCTACCGAAACAAAGATTGTGGAAAAAATTGTCGAGGTGGAAAAGCCCGTGGAAACAATCAAAGAAGTTGAAAAGCCAGTTGAGACAATCAGAGAAGTAATTAAGGAAGTTGAAAAGCCTGTCGAAACTATCAAAGAAGTAATTAAAGAAGTTGAAAAGCCAGTTGAGACAATCAGAGAAGTGGTGAGAGAAGTTGAAAAACCATTTGAAACCATCAAGGAAGTTGAAAAGCCAGTGGATCGCACCATCATCAAAAAGATCAAGTCAAAAGCTGGTGGAGTACGTGGTTTGTTCAGTTTTTGAAAAGAAAAATGTCGTTTAGAAACGTAGGCACTATATATTACTGTATTAGACGCCCATGAATAATGACGAACTTTTAGAACTACGTCGTATGCTTACAGACGCTACAGAAAACAACGATTGGTCCGCAATTGATGACGCTATATCATTTCTTGATGAGTTCATCGAATTTGATGATGAATCTGATGAACTGTAATTGCTACTATTGATATTATGAACACCCAAATATTTGTTACTGCAATAGGGTTACTGCTGAGTATCTCTATTTTTTTATATGTTACTTCACGTACCGCCAAAAACAAAGCCAAGGAGCTTGAGCAAAAACTGCAACAACTTCAAAAAGTTGAGAATGCTCAACAAGATTTGGAAAAGGTTTTGACCACTGGTATTGCTGCATTTCTTCACATTTCTCTTAAAAAATCACTCGCTCAATTGGAAGACATACAAAAGCAGCTTGATGAAACAGAAAAATTGAATACTGAATTGGCTCAATGGGTCACAGACTTTGGAAAACTTACAGGAAACGTATATAAACAGTTGAAATCTATAGATGAGCGTGGTATATTCGAGAAAGATGATGAAGTTGGCTTTCTTTTCCAAGATATGGTAACTATCATCACTGAATATAACAATAGAATCAACAATATACAGAATGATGACCGAAACAACACCACTGATGAGAAGCAAGGATAAAAGTAAGAAGTTTTCAAAGAAGAAAACTACAAAACTTTTGTCTGCTTCTGGCAAGAAAGACAAAAAGCAGAAGACGACTGTCGTTTACAAAGTGACAGTGCCCAAGAAGAAGACCTCTGTGGCAAAGGTTGTAAAAAAGATCGAAGTGCCAGATCTTGTTGTACGCAGAGACAGTGACGTAAAATCTTCGGAGCAAACTGCTAACACAGATGCCGCTGATTACGATGTTGTCACCGATGGTGAAAAGCCAGTTCGTCGGCGTGGTCGCAACAAAAAAGAAAAGATCTACTTTAGCAAAGCCACAGAAGAAGCCATTATTGCATACAACGCAGAAACCGACTTTGACAAGCGCAATACAATCTATAACGAGCGTATCAAGTTTAGCTTTGAAAAGTTGGTGGAAAACATCTACAACACTTTCAAGTTTACTTATTTTGATAATGGTCCTTTAGAAATTCAACGTGAAACTGTGGCTCATTTAGTTGCCAACATTCACAAGTTTCAAGCTGGTAAAGGAAAAGCATTCAGTTATTTCAGCATTGTTGCCAAGAACTATTTGATTTTCCACAACAACAACAATTACAAGCGTTTCAATCAACACGTTGATATCAGCGAAACTCCAAGCGAAGACAGTGTGTGTTTGCAAACCGAAGATGCACATTATCGTATCGTTCAAACCCAAGAGTTTATGAAGTTGGTTGTAGACTTCTGGGAAAAAAATGTCACCAAAGTATTTACCAAGGTCAAGGATCTCAACATCGCTTATGCAGTTCTTGAGTTGTTTCGTAGTTGCGAACGTATTGAGAACTTCAACAAAAAGACATTGTATTTGTACATCCGAGAAATCAGTAATTGTAAGACCCAACAGATCACTAAGGTTTTGAACAAAATGAAAACCTATCAAACACAGATAAGCAAAAATTACATGAATCGTGGTGTAATTTGAATCAGTCACATATTTTGTATAAAAAAGAAACCAACTGTGAAAACGGTTGGTTTTTTCTATTTATTGGATATGGATACAAATTTTGAGATATACAAGGGCAAGAACTTTGCCTCGTTATGCAAAGACATTGTGAAAAACTCGGAGAGTAAAAAGGATCAAATTGATATTCTTATTTCTGAGTTGCGCACTTTGATCAAGACAGTCAATGACGCTGTTATTATTGTTCCATTGATCAAAGATTATTACGACGTTGGTGTAAAGAACGATGAACAGCTTGTGAAACTGGCTGCAATTGTACAGAAGTTGGTTGCTAAAGGTGATGCGAGCGGCGAAGGTGGAGCCATGATACTCAGTGAAGATGAGCGTAAACAACTTATGGATGACGTTGTAACCATTAGCAAAACTCTAAAAAAATGAGCGACTCCTCAACAAATATCTCTAGATATGTCCAGGTGAAAAACCCTGGATCTGTTGGTAATCAGCAAGCTGGTAATAATATTGGTGACAATCCAAGTTTTCAACTTGCGGTTGTAGTGGACATTATTTTGAACGATCAACATCCGTTCTTCAGTAAAGTTCCAGATTCACAGTCTTCTCAACCACCAATTAAAATCAATCCTCAACAGATTCCTGTCAATTACAAGAACGATGTGCCCAATCCAAAAGACACGGATTACAGCTACATCGGTAGAGCAAAGGTTCGTATTCTGGATTTGGAATCAAAAGCTCCATTGGAAAAACTTCCTTGGGCAATTCCATTGGATAACACGATTACTCAATATCCTTTGTTGAACGAACAAGTGCTGGTTTTGAAAGTGTTTGGCAACTACTTTTATACCAAGCCTTTTAACCAATACAACTTTCTTGGAGTAAATGCGGATTTTGTTACAGAGCTTGCCAAAAGTAGCAACTACTCAAGTCCATTACCAGACAATCCAGACCCTCTTCGTAAATCGTATTTGTCGCATCCATTTTTCAAAGCAATTACGAAGGTAGGATACTTGGGGGACTATTTTATTCTAAACCCATTCATTCGCAGTGTTCGTAAATATGAAGGTGATACTGTAATTGAAAGTAGGTTTGGTCAAAGCATTCGATTCACTGGATATAACAACAATCGTCAGCTAGATAAATCGACCAATCCATCGTATGCGTTGAATGCAAACTTATTTAGAGAGTCTGTAAATGGTGGATATGGAAATCCTAGATTTATTCTTCGTAACCGCCAGAGGAATATTGCGTTGGATAGACCACAACAACTACATCCAAAGTTGCCACCTATTCCAGTTATCACAGATCGTGAAAAAAACTACGGTGGACAAATTGAAGAAGATGTTAACAATGATGGCACCACAATTGAGATAAACAGTGGTCCAGTTGTGAGTAATTGGGTAACTACGGTTTACAAACAAATGTTTGGTGTTACTAAGCAACAAAAACCAACAGAGGAGCAATCACTGTTTAATCCGGTGGGATCAACAACATTTCAGTTTCCAATTTTGAATGGTGATCAAGTCGTCATCAACACCGACCGTATTGTTTTGAGCAGCAGATTTGCCGAGACGTTTCATTTTAGTAAACGCAGATATGGAATTGTTACTGACGCTGAGTATACAGTTGATGCAAACGATCAAGTTGTGTTGACCACAAACAGAGCAGCATGTATCAATGCTCCTCAAATATTTTTAGGACAATATGGAGAAACAAACGAACCAGCATTGCTCGGACAAACTACTGTTGATTGGCTTTATGATCTTTGCAATTGGCTTCTTGATCACGTTCACTGGCATCATCACGTTCATCCACATCCTCATGGGCATGAAGATGCGGGTCAAATCAGCGAACTAAATACTGGCGATGCAAATCCAGATCAAACACAAATACCAGTGCAGCAAATCAAGCTCAGACTGTTGCGTGACAATCTACACAAAACTTTGAGCCGTCGTGTTTATTTGACTGGTGGTGGATATGCCCCAGGTGCTAATGGTGTCAAGCCTCCAGGCAGTGGACCAGAGTGTGCAGATCCAGTTATTATCAACACGGTTACAGGTGAAGGTACGATTGGTGACTTCAAAGGACGCAATCGTCGTGAAGGTCCAGTACAAACTGAATTTGAATTTGAATCTTAATTACTATTATGGCAGACAAACTTGTAGATATTCTGGGATTTTTGCAACCCGATTCTGGCAACAACTGGAGTTCTGGTATTTACCTAGATGGCAACGCAAAAATCATGTATGCTTTTGAGGATGCTACATATCCTATACAAGATTTTTCGTTTTATGTTTCAACCGCAACGTCAGACCCAACAAAAAATGTAAAACTAGACACCACAAACTTTCAAACCATTCGTGAGTCGGCAAAGAAAGTTCGTGCTGCAAAAGATCAAGCAGATGCCAGTGTTAAAGTTGATAACACAGGTCCAAAAACATATGCTGAACTATACAAGTATCTGAATGATCGTAAGCTGTTGCCTGATGTTCCTGACAAAAACAATCTACCACCAGTAATTGTTGGATATGCTGGTCCATACACCAATAAACAAAACATCATCGTCAACATCAATCAACGTCCAATTTTTCAAAAAGTATATTATTCAAAATGGCCATGTTTGAAAGATTTGGAATCTTCAAAGCTTTTGACATATTTGGCAACAGTTTCGGATCACGTTACAAGTTACGAAAGAAGTTTGTTGCAAGGAAAGGTTGATCAAGCAAATCGCAGTGAAAAAATCTTCACCGACGAGATGACATCGTTAAAGGAAGAAGTTCAAGACAACACAAAAGATGGAACTTGGGATAAAAATAAGGTGCCTGCGTGTTTTCTTCCAGATCCAGATCCCGCATTGGTTGGGCCTCCGTCGCAAACGATATACGGCACACTAAACAAGCCGCCTGCGGTTGATGATCCCAACATCACATTACCAGACGATACTGTAAAAGCTTTGACTCCATCAGAAGGATTGGACAAAGTAACAGAGTCAAAAACAAAGGTTACAGAGACAATCACCACAAAAACACAAGAAACTGTAACTGGTGGTGGAGCAACAGTTCGTACAAGCTTCTCAGCAAACGATCCTAGAGCAAGTATGACACAAGCCCAATTGGATGCTCTTCCAAATGGTGCTGGTCAAACCGAGTTCAAGATACCTGGTAAAAATGAAACTACCACTACATTACAATCTGTAAATTCTTCGGTAAGTTCTGTTACCAACGCATCTGGTACAGACGTGGTTGCAAAATTACAATCCAAAACAGACATTAAAGTTGCGACTCCAGCAGTTCCAAAGGTTGAAGCTCCAAAATTTGTCAAAGATGGCTTGGGTGATAAGTGGAGTCCTGATAAGTTTCAACCATCCACAGTTGCAGGCAACACAAAGTTTGTTGATCCCGTAACTGGCACCGTAGGATCTACAGAAATTACTGCGGCTTCTGACAAACTAAAGAATTCTTTGCCAGATATACCAAAACCAAATATACCAACATTACCCGACATTCCACCTCCTACCAACATTTCTGGTGCTGATGCTGCGTTGTCCAAACTGTCGGATACCAGCAATCTTGGATCTCTAAATCCAAACACCAACATAGCATCTCCAAGTGAACTGGTAAGCAGTGCTAAAAGTAGTGTGAGCCCATCTTTGGGTAGCATTGCTGGTGGTGGATTGCTTGGTGGAGGTCTTGGAGCCGGTATAGGCGCATTGGCTGGCGGGGGCAAGGGAGCTTTGATAGGTGGCGTGTCTGGTGTGGCTGTGGGTGGCGGATTAGCTGCTGGCGGCGTTGGTGGAGGTTTGTTGGCTGGTGCTGGTCTTGGTGGTGGTATTGGCGCAGCACTGGGCGGGGGCAAAGGCGCAGCTATTGGTGCTGCATCTGGCGGCGTTTTGGGTGCTGCTGCTGCAAAATTGGCGGCTATCAAGAAAGATATGCCCAAGCCAAAAATACCAAAACCACCGAATGCGCCACGTATAAAGAAGGTAAAAATAAAGGCACCTGACAATATAAAAGGTGCCCAGCAGCTATTAAATTTGAACAAATCAACGTCAGGTTAATAATTATAGTTAATAGACAATATATGAAAGCTGAACAACTCAAAGAATATATTAGTAAAGTAGTTAGGACTGAAGTTCGTAATGTGATCCGAGAAGAAGTGCGAAAATGCATAAATGAAGCATTTTCCGGTGTATCCGCTCCACAACAAAAGGTTGTAGCCAATGAAGATGTGTCGGTATCCTACAAATCTTTGATGGAATCACAAGACGAACCAGTTCAACAATCCAACGAAAAGAAAAAGGCAGTTCAATACACAAAAAATTCAATACTGAATCAAGTTCTGAATGAAACTGCTCAAGGATTTAAGCCAATTCCACAAGAAGGAAGTATGGTTAGTATGATGGGTGGCTTTGGTGGTGGTGGAACAGACGTTATTAATGAGTCTGTTGCACCGGAAGTGCCCGCAACGGCTCCAGTTGAGGTCAAAAAGACTGCGGCTGTGTTTAACCGAGACTTTCGTGCATTGATGAAAGCAGTTGACAAAAAAGTGTCAGCAAAAAAAGGTGTAGTATAAGCTAAAACCATATGGCTACACAAGCACTAGGATTATCATTACCAATTACTTTGGGTAAGAGCGGGTATTTTGCTACAAATATTGCCACCGCAAATCAAGTTGCGGACAATATCAGAAACTTGCTGCTTACAATGCCTGGTGAACGCAGATTCAATAATGATTTTGGTTCTGGATTGTATAAACTGTTGTTTCAACAATCTGATTTGGAAGTGAACAAAAGTATTATTGTTGATGTAGTACAGCGAGATATTGATCGTTGGTTGAATGGTGTGATTGTAAACGACGTAAAAGTGACATTGGCTACAAATCAACCAGAGAATACTGACAAAAATACCATATTTATAAGTGTGGTATTTACATACAATAAAATGACGGCTACTGCCGATGTAACCATCACGAACAATAAAATCTAATGGCACAGATTATTAACAAAACTTTTCGCACAAACACGAAAGACGTTAGCTACGTCAACCGTGATTTTGCGTCGTTGAAACAACAACTGATTGATTTCACTAAACAATACTATCCTCAAAGCTACAAAGACTTTAGTGAAAGCTCGCCTGGTCAAATTTTCATTGAACAAGCTGCTTATGTTGGTGATGTGTTGTCATACTACACAGATCAACAGTTCAAGGAAAGCTTCATTCAATTTGCTACGGATCGTAGAAACTTGATCAATCAAGCTGCATATTTGGGATACAAACCCAAGGTCACTTCCACAGCATCAACTACGCTGGATTTGCTTCAGTTGTTGCCAGCAAAGCGTGTGGGAACTTTGGAAGGTGAGTATGTTCCAGATGAACAATATTGCTTGATTCTACAACCATACTCACAATTCAACAGTGTGTCTGGTGTACCTTTCATCATCGACGACAGTGTTGACTTTAGCCAAGATACAGTATTTTCTCCAAGAGAAATTAGTGTATACAGTCGTGATGAAACTGGCGCACCACAGTTTTATTTGATCAAGAAAACTGTCAGAGCATACTCTGGCAAGCTTGTCACAAAACAAGTGACTGTTGGGGCTCCTCAACCATTTGTTAACATCAAACTGGAAGGTTCAAACATCGTAAAAGTTGTAAGTATTATTGACAGCAACAACAACAATTACTACGAAACACAATATTTGGCACAAGAAACTGTGCCACTGGCTGTGGATAACGTTCCATTGACAAATCAAACTTTGTCCAAATATCGTGGTGAGACTCCAAAGTTGTTGAAGTATTTGCGCACCGAAAAACGCTTCATCACATATATTGATGAAAACAACAACACATACGTTCAGTTTGGTGCCAACACTGAAAACTTTGACAATACCGTTGTTATTCCAAACCCATCAAACGTTGGTGTGGGATTGTCAAATCTTGGCAATTTGAACATTAGCCTTGATGGTACAAACGTATTGAAAAGCAACAGTTATGGTGTATCACCATCAAACACTAACTTAACAATCACGTATATTGTAGGTGGTGGCTTGGAAAGCAATGTCAACTCTGGAGAAATCAATAGCATTGGAGCAATTGGCTTGCTAAATGATACCAGTGGTTTGACTGATGCTCAAATCTCATTGTTTGCCAACATTCAAAACAGTTTGAGAGTCAACAATCAACTTGCGGCAACTGGTGGTGCTGGTCCAGAAACAGATGAAGAAATTCGCCAAAATGCTATCGCCAACTTTTCTTCTCAGAATCGTATAGTAACTGAAGAGGATATACTGCTGCGTGTGTATTCTATGAGTCCACAATTTGGTAGTGTTGCCAAAGCATTTGTACAGTCAAACGCAACACGCCAAGTATCATACACTGGACTGATCAGTGGTGTTATCAGCGGGTCAGCAGCAATGAATGAGGCACTTAATTTGTCTCCTTTGAATCCATTGGATCGTAGAAAGTTTTTGGAAAGCAACAATCCATTTACCAACAATTTGTATTTGTTGGGATATGACAAAAACAAACATTTGACTCAAATCAATGAAGCCACACTGCTAAATCTAAAAAACTATTTGAGTCAATACAAGATTTTGACCGACAAGTTTAACATCATTGACGGATACATCATCAATATCGGCGTTGAATTCCAAATCAGTGTGTTTGCAGGATTCAACAAACGTGACGTTCTCAACAACTGTATCGCATCTGTGCAAGCATTTTTTGCAATCGATCAGTGGAGTTTTAACCAACCAATCAACATCAGTCAGTTGATGTTTGAGATTATGCGAAACGAGGGTGTACAATCGGTTATAAACGTCAAGATCAAAAACTTGACTATTGATGATGGTGATTATTCTGCTATTGCTTACAACATTGACATAGCAACTCAGAACAACATTGTTTATCCTTCAAAAGATCCATCTATTTTTGAAGTAAAATTTCCAAATACCGACATCAAAGGACTAGTGGTATAATATGCACACATTTATCTATCCAGTAAAAGATACTTTCATCAACAATTCCAAAGCTTATCGCAACAAGAATTTTGGTATTGATGAAATTTTGGAAATTTATGCCTTGAACTATGGCAATGCTCTGGTGTATACCAACCCAAATTGGTACGCACCACCACAAAACAGTGATTCATATGGCAATCAAGGTTGGTTGTCATATGACCATAACTTTTTTTACACATATTCTGGTAGTCAATGGCGAGAATATCCAGTGGCATCATCAGTGGCAACTACTGGCATAGCTATTGGTAGATTTACAGGTAGATTTTCAAATCAAACCACATCGCCATTGATCAATTTGATGGTGTCTGGTTCGGCAGATATAGCATCTGGATCATTTAGTGGTAGCTACAACTTTATTTCAAATGCGAATGTTGATGGCACAATAACAACTGGTAGTTTCAATGGACAAGTTGTGGCGGGATCTTCATTTACTAGTTTGAAGGTAAATGGTAAAACATATACAACATCTCCGCTGACACAATCTTTGCAAGGTAGCGGTAGTTTTGCTCAGTTCAACGGTCAAATCATTGGTAAATCATGCACTGGCACTGGTCCGTTGTGCTTGACAAATGGATCTTTTGTGGGAACGGTGTCGGCTGGCCCGTTCAATGGTTATCTTGAAACACCAGAGTCTACAGATTTGTACTATTTGGACGTGACCAATTTTTCTGGATATTTTCAAGGAAAATACAGTGGGTCAATCAATCCGCCACAAACATCTCTCTACATATTGCGACCAGAGTTTTCTCGCACAATGTTGCAATTTGATCTGACCAACATCAGTGAATCTATTGCAAGAAACCATTTGTCTAGTTCCAACATCAAGTTTACTCTGAATTTGACTGCTTGTGGACAACGCAATCTTCCTCTGAACTACACAATTTATGCATATCCTATTAGCCAAAGTTGGGATAATGGTGATGGTCGCTGGGCAGATGATGGCTCAAAAATGGGAGCAAGTTGGGATTATAGAGATTGGGATGGAAAAAATCCGTGGTATGCTCCAATCACCAATAGCTATCAACAAGTAGATTATTTGTTGACCGCATCATACGCATCCGCAAGCTTCAAAAACGGTGGTGGTACTTGGTATTACAATGCCCCAGCAACATATCAAAACAAAGCGCACTGGATTTGTAGCTCGTCTGCATACTCACCATTGAGCGGATCAAGCTTGATTTGTAGCCAATCATTTACTCTTGGTAAGCAAGGTGACATCGCTATGGATATTACTCAAATAGTTCGTTCATGGTTGTGTGGATGTGTTCCAAACAATGGCATTATTCTGGCAACTTCATTGGAAATCACCGTGCCGCCAGTTGGTCAAACCAACGGATTGTTGCAATTCTTTAGCCAAGAAACAAACACTATTTACTCACCATATTTGGATGTGGCGTGGGATGACTCTGTGTTCAACACAGGTAGTTTGGCTCCAGTAACAGGCTCTATTGAGAACTTGATTACTCTGCAACAACTCAAACAAACCTACAAAGCTGGTAGTATGCCAAAGGTATTTGTGTTTGCAAGAGATCAATATCCTCTTAAAAACTTCCAAAAAGCATATCAACAACCAGTAATGGTGACACCAAAATATCTTCCAACTTCTTCGTATTTTATGATCAAAGATGCGGAGTCTGAGGAGGTTTTGATTGATTTTGACCAATACTCTAAACTAAGTTGCGACCCAAATCAAGGAAATTATTTTAAGTTTGATACCACTGGATTGCCTCAAGAACGATATTTCAAGATATTTATAAAGGCAGAGTATCCAGATGGAACGGTGGACATTGTGGACACCGCCAAGGTATTCAAAATTATAAGATAATTTATATGGCTGACATAGTAGTTGAGTATAAAGTTGGTCTCAAAGACTTACAAACTTTCAGAGACACTGGCGTCTTTTCGAACAATATTGATTCGTTCGGAAACTTTCAACTTACTTTCAACAATACCGACCCATCCAAAGGTCAATACTACTACAGCAATACGTTGTTGAAGACACTTGAATACAATTCAGATAAAATATTGGATACAAACAGTACAGAATTTTCTGAACTTCAAAGCACACAACAGCAACAAACTCAAGATATCAATGTAATATTGCAAAAATACAACGAGCAATTGGCTGAGAATCGTATTTTGAATGAAACTGTGAATGCATTGGTTGATAAATACGAAAACAACGATGATAAACAAGTGATTGCTGCAATGAAAAACGAAATCATCAATCTGCGCATCAAACTGGGTCAAGGCAACGTTCCTTCGGATTTCAGTGATGCGTTTCCATTTCCACCATTGACATAACAATATGCCATACAGTTACTTATCATTTGACGAGACAACTCTTAACACTGGCATAGCTAGTGGTTCGTACTTTCCTCCAAACCTACAAGAATTGTATGAACAAAAGTTTGTTGATACTGAAAAGTATTTTGGTACTTCAGATAACGATCTGATTGAGTATACTCTTTACAACAGTTCGCAAGAGGCTATTGCCTTTAACCGTGTAGTTCCAACAATTTCTTACTCAGTTGTACAAGGCACATATTATGATATTAATAATACGTTGTCTAGCTACACTTTTGCCAAACCATTCACCAACTTCACAAAGTTTAACAATGAGTTGTTGCTGAATACCCAAGACATACTCAGCAAGACTCAAGTTGCACCAGGCTTGTACTATGTTTTGTATAACTTTGTCCGAGACATTGCTGGTAATAATCAAAACCGTTTGGTAATCAAGGAAATCAGTCCTAGTAGAACCGAGTTGCGTTTGTCGTTTGCGTTTAACCCTACACTGTCAGTAAAAGCTGGATTGGATGCAACCAAGACAAGTGCATTTGCTGACAAGAAATATTTGTTTTTGCAAATATCTTCGTTGGTCAACAACATCATTGACACAAATCCAATATCACAAACGTTTGTTGCAAACTCTACCAACTACAATTACGTTGCTATTGCTCAAAACCTTGGATTGAAATCCGATGCTCAACTACAACAGTTTATAGTTGATACATACACTGGATTTGACAAAATTATCACGTTGTCAAACACAGACGATCAATCGATCCAACAAATGTCCAAGTTTATTGGTATTGACGATCAACTAAAAAACTTCACGTACACATACAATAGCACTGAGTTTAGCAAAGACGAAATTTTGTTGGCATTCAAAACTATTGTCACAAAGGTATCACAAGATAGAATCTTGCAAAAGACCAGCATCAATACGGCACAACTACAAACCACTTTGGATGTATTTGTACAGTTGATTTATACAGATTGGCTGGAACCTAAGATGACTCAATTGTTGGATGATTATTACAACAGATTTTTTGGGTTGTACAAAAACGCTTTGAATTTTGGCGATGGTAATTTGGTAAAGATTTTGACTCACACAAATTACTTGAATCCAGCAGATGGTCGAGTAAACGTACAAATCAAGTTGGATGCTCCATTGCCTTTGGAATATGATGTGCGCACAACTTGTTGGGTAAGTAATATCTCTATTTCTCCAGTATATTTCAAAGTCAATTTGTTCTTTGATCAAGTTTCTCGCAAGGTTTACTTGAACGGAGTTAATTTTGATGTTGCGGTCAATACAGCTTATCCTACCAACGACAAATATGGGGTACACTCTGTTGATACTCTAGCATCAGCAAAAGCAAATCTAAAAGTCAAATACAACGATTTGTTGATTGACTATGATAGCTTTGACAACTTCATCATTTACAGTTCTGCTGAGTTGAGAACCAAGATTGCAAAAAACAAAATTGGTGAGTACAACAAAAAAGAGACACAAAAGAATGCAATTACTCTCAAGGCAGCAAATACTCAAAATATCATCAGTGCATCATACGCAAGTGAAAAGAAAGATTTGATTCAAAGTCAAATCGCATTGCTGGACTCTTTTGACGAATACGAATCTTATTTGTTCTTCAACACATCAAGCATTGACGATAAGATTGCCGATGGTATAGATTTTGATAAAAATAATCCAGATGCTTTAATCAATCAGCTTCCAGCTTACATCAAAGAAAACGGAGACTATGGTGATTATCTAAAGTTCACTGCGATGGTGGGTCACTTCTTTGATAACATCATGGTGTATATCAAAAAGTTTCCAAAGACATATCCTCTTGGATTCTCTGAAAACACTGACTACCCTAAAAATTTCTTGGATGAGTTGTTGAACTCTTTTAGCTGGGACACTGGTAACTTTAAGTTTCAGAATAGCGACATATCCCAATATTTGTTTGATCAGTCCGAAGCAACGGGTTCGTTGTCTAGTTCATATTTTAATTACGGTAAAAAGATCCTAAACAGATTTGCCAACAATCTTCCATATATTTACAAAACCAAAGGCACAGCAACGTCGCTGGATCTTATCACTTCGTTGTTTGGTATTCCATCTGGACTAATTCAAATCCGTGAATACGGTAGCACTGATGTTAACGTAAATCGTACAAACTATTTTGATTTTGAAGACTTTGTGTATCTTACAAAGTACGACAGTAACAAATACGTTGAGTTTAAGCACACTGGTAGCGAGTACAAGTACGTTGAGCAACCTACATACGTAATCACATCGTCTGCGGGAACTCAATTCACATCATCACGTACTATTATTGAACAGTTTAGTGGCTTCAATACGTTTGAAGGAGCATTCAAATTGTCGAGTACAAACTATTTTGAAAACGATGAGGTTCCTATCGTTTCAAAGATAAGAAATAATCGTACTGATTGGAGAGTTTATATCAAAAAATCTAGACAAACTGAGTCTGGTGTTTTGATTTTTGATTTTCATCCGTTTGAAGCACAGCGCACTGCAAGTGTAGCGTCTGATGAAATACCATACTTTAACGGAGATTTGTATACGTTCATGGTTAGCAGAGATATTGCTGGTAACGTGGAGTATGATAATCTGGCTGCTGTTGAAAATACGTCTGCTGTATATGGTCCGTATTCTGGAAAATATAATGTGACCCAATCGTTCACCGCATCTAGCACAGAAAAGTATGTACCAAAAACATACACTCTGGCGGTCAATCAATATGATGGTTCGTTGAGAAACTTCAACAGCGTAAAATCTCAGACTTTGAATTTTACGTTCAACCAATATTTTTCATCTGGTAGTTTTTACATCGGTAACTACCAATCCGATGTTTCAATGAATGGACACATTGACAAGATCAAAGTGTTTGTGAATCCACTATCACTTTCAGATTTTGATGAACACAGCTACAATGTTGACAGCATTTCAATACCAGACAAAGATTTGGTGTACGAAAACCTTTTGTACTTGTGGAGTTTTGACACTCCAGTTGATTTGTGGTCGCACACTTCGTCTGTAGATTTTGTATGGGTTCCAAATCAAAATGTGTACTATCAAGTCAGTGGTAGCCCACATGCTAACGCATTCAAAGCATATAACTTCACTGGTGAGTTGATTACACAACCATATCCAGCATGTACGCCTGCTATGGTGTCAAACTTCCCATACCAATTTGATAAGTTTACGATCAAACAAGCAATCAACGCTGATAACTTTGGACCAAATTACAAGAACAACGTCAAGATCAACAAGATTGATGAATATGCAACTTCAAACCTTGTTCCATACGACTATTCTACAAAAACAAATGACATTGTTGGTAGCGATAGTAACGTTGTTGGTTACTACATAAGTCCATTCACATATTTGGAGAATGCGATTGAAAACTTCATTGGTAAAGAAGGTATTACTGATGTGATTGGAGATCCAAAGTATTTGACCAGCCAAAACTATCCAGCATTGCAAGAACGATTGGCGGCATTTGCATCTACAAACCAAAAATACATCTATCCTCAAGAATACTACAGCACCTACAAGTTCTACATTGACTTTAGTGTATTTGATTACATTTCAAAAGTTGCGCCAAATCGTGCATCTGTGAAGCGTGGATTATTGATTGAACCTTCTGTGTTGGAAAGAAAGAAGTTCAACTACAAAGACATTAATTATGATGTTAACGGAATGTATACTGCAAGCTTTGGATTTGATAACGCCGCACATTTGTCGTCATCTTATACCACAGGAAACTTGATGCAGGTTTATGTCAGCAGCACAACTGACATGGACACTGATCATAATACCTACAACTTCTCAAGGTTTGAAATTCCAGACAGAGTTGATGACCGTGACTTTATTTTTGCAAAGTATGGCACCAACATTTTTGTAAATGCTTATGGATTCAATCATCAAAACACATATCAAGTTTCTGATGCTGAATACTACCAAGTTGTGAACAACAATGGCAAGGTGGTTGGATTCACATCCAGCTTTAATCGCATCAATTCAGTGGGATCTGGTTCAATCACTGGATCTACTTTGCTGACCAATAGATACTATGGTGTTCAAAACAGTGGTTACTCGCAACGCCATTTGAGCAAATTGACGCTACCAGGTGCACGATATTCGTATCAAGCAGTGAGTGGTTCTAATTTTGTGATAAATAGCGGTGTCAAAACGTTTAGCCCATCCAAGGTGACTTTTTACGCCTATACCAAGGGTAAAAACGACTATACAACTACAATCAATCGTAATGGTTTGCCAAATGGATCTCAACCAGTTATCACAATTCCTGGCTTTTTGAGCTTGAATGTGTCGAGTAGCACATTCCCAGTATATGGTACAACCACTGGTAGCATTGATAGTCCAAACAGCTTGTTTCAAGCTATACCACTGACTGCTTCTATGGCAAACAGTGCCAGCTTGAATATGTACATCATGAATTTATAATACATTCTTTGATTGAAAACCGAATTAGCTTGATAATTATTTGTATATGGCATATTTAGACAATAACGTAATTACGATCAACGCTGTGTTGACAAAAAAGGGTCGTGAAATTTTGGCCAAAACTGGTGGGCTGAATATCACTGCGTTTGCTTTGGCGGATGACGAAATTGATTACACCCAATTCAATCCAACACACCCTCTTGGCAGTGCATATTACGACATTGCGATAAGAAACACGCCAGTTATGGAACCAATCACCGACGAGTCCCAACTGATGAAATACAAGTTGGTTACTTTGAATCAAGGTGTGACCATGGTGCCTACAATCAGTGTGGCGCAAAGTGTTATTACGGTTGACCGTGACTATACCGGCGACATTTTGATCAGCCCAAGCACCAATCCAACCTACAACGTTACTTTGGGTTACACCGCAATTCTTTCAAACAAAAATGTGGGTACTCTGATTGTTACTGAGACCAACAGTTTGAATTCTACCACGGCAACTGTGCCAACATTTGCTGGTGATTTGACCTCACAAACGTCACAAGTTGTGGTTGGTAACAAGTTTAGATTTGTACCAAATTCTTCGTTGGCAAAGACTACAACGACCAACATCACGATCATCGGCAATGAAAGTGGTGGTAATACGTCAATCACAGTTACAGTAAAAGTTCCTACAGCAACCTAAAGATAATCTATGATTTTTAGCCAATTTACAGCAGACGACATTGTAGTCGGAAGAATAAACCAAGTATCGGCTGGTTTGTTCGGCACCGGCAGCTTGTATTACAGCCAATCACTATTTACTACATCTTCTGCACAAGCCAACACAATGATTGGTGGTGCAAATCCATTGGATGTTCGTAATGGTCAATATTACGTCAATATTTATGGTGGTGGCGATGAATATTTTGCAGTTGCGTATGGTGATTATGCCAACAGCGGTAGCTCTCACTACGACTGTACCACAATCAATCCAGCAAGCCAAGTTTTGACCAACGAAACCAAGGTCATTTATTCACAATACAAAAACGTGTTGTTGCAACCAGGCGATCAATTGTTCTCGTTTGCATCTGGTAGTGTATCAACACCACAAGACAGCGAAGCAATTTTTGTTGTAAATTTTTCTGCTGATAAGATGAAGGATCAAATCGATCCTGGTCAAATTCAGATCAATTTCCAAGGTACAAATGGTCAATATTCTTACATTGACGACTCCACTATCATCAACAAACAACAAAACGTTTACAACATTATTTCTGGATCAGTGGTGAGTGGTGTACCAACTCCATATCTGAAAAATGGAAGTCCAGTTTACGAAGGTATTGGATTGTTTTATCCATCAAATGGTGTGGTAATTTTCAACGCCATTAACCTAGAAAAACGTGTCGGTATTACAACAGGCAACGTTTTGTTGGCCCGTGGTACATATTCAAACTGCCAAAACCCATATACTCCAGCATTTCAAACAAACTGGCGTGTTTGGACACATGATTTCTATTATCGATTGCAACGCAGCACAAAGCCTATGGCAGTGCGTCGTAGCGAGTTTGTGCCTAGCACCAACTACTTTGTTCGTGTAAAGAATAAAGAGTTCAACTACAGCAACAACCCAACGTTTGTGTCGGATGGTACTGATGGTCTTACCAAAGGCACCATTATTTATCAAGATTTGATCAACAATCCTCGTACTTACATCACTAGCGTTGGATTGTATGACTCAAACAATGAATTGTTGGCAATTGGCAAGATCAGTCGCCCAGTTCAAAAGAGTTTTGATAGCGAATTGCTGATCAAGGTGCGCATCGACTTCTAACAGTTCAGTATTGGAGCATGTGAAAAATGTTGCTTGTGCTTCTAGGACGCAAGCAACATTTTTTGTTTATCGCATTTGTATTGAGTATCTATTTATACTGGGATGATCAAATTTTTCAAAAATCAAGATATTATTATAACACCGTTTACGATTGCTAAACAGCAAACCGTAAACAATGTGTTGAATGATTTGATTCTTGCAAATGAGGGAGATGACGTTTTTCCTTTGGATGTGCCTATTGTACAATGCAACGATAATTTATCCGGTAGTTGTCAGAATAGTTTGGTTTCAGTAAACGGTTATTTGGCTGCGAGTCAGTTTGATGATTCAATAGACTTTGAAATTGGAAAATACATACCATCCAGCTCAGTATTTTATCCAAGCGGCAGTGCAAAGTGGAGTCAAGAAACCAATCCAATCAATGTAGATGGTACATACCAACGTCAAGTATACAACACAGTGTGGCGTATGTACTACAACAATTACAACAACGCCTACAATATTTTTGGTTTTGATGAGTACGACACCAGCAAAGCATCTTTGCATTTGACCGATGAATTTTCTTTGTTGCAATTAACAATCAGTCAAACAGGTGATAAAATCAGACCCAACAGTGTAGTTATCAACAATCAAAGCGGCGACATAGTTGCTGACATTTATGATGATGGTAATTACAATCTTCGACTTTCTGGATCATATTTTACAAACAAATATGAATTGGTTTCAAACTCAGACGATCTGACGTACCCAATTGATATTTGCGGTTTGGGTGCGTATTTACTTTATCCAAACGATGCTGACCGCTGTTGCACTCCTGCTCCAACACCATCTCTTACTCCTACACCAACACCTACACCTACTCCAAGTGTAAGTATTACACCAAGCATCACTATTACACCAAGCGTTAGTGGTACACCAAACTCTACGCCAACGCCTACACCAACACCTACTCCTACGCCAAGTGTAACAGCAAGCTCTACTCCAAGTTTGACACCAAGCTCTACTCCAAGTTTGACACCAAGCTCTACTCCAGGCGCAACTCCTAGTGTAACGCCAAGTGTCACTCCAAGCATCAGTGTAAGTGCAACACCAAGCACGACACCATCAACATCTCCAGCAGCTTCGCCAGCAGCATCGCCATCAACGTCACCAGCAGCTTCGCCAAGTACAACACCATCTGGATCGCCAGCAGCCTCACCAGCAGCTTCTCCAGCGGCGTCTCCGTCAGCAACACCTACACCTACACCAAGCAATAGTCCTGCGCCTGTTGGAGCAGTTTATTTCGCAGTATATCCTCAACCAACATCTGCTGCAACTAAAGAAGCTTGTCCAGATCCAATACCTTCTGGATGTGAGTGTCAATCTACGCCACCACCTACCGTTGAATACTGCAATAACGGTTTGATTGTTTTGCAAAACGTTGGATATGGTCAAAACAGTGTCAATGGAATTCTAACCTACACAAGCGTGAACGGTAGTGTGAATATAAACGATTCAATGACACACCCATTGACCACGGACAACTACGTTGCTGATGGTAGTGTTTTGGCATTTGGTTATATGAGTTCTGGATTCTCAGCCGATGATGGTGGAGCCAATACTTTGGTAAGCACTCAAATACGATCACGCATAGTGGATAGTTGTTGCGAAATAAACCCAACAAACGCTGTGGTGTCATTGACGTTCGGCTCGTTGATAAGCCAGATTTCTACTCCTGCATGTGGATCGGGAACACAAATAGATCCATACAGAGTATTCCTTGGAGGGGCCGAATCTAGACCTTGTGTATGAGTAATATGACAAATAATGTAAATTACACAGATCTTTTGGATCCAATCAATTTAGAAAATTGGTTGTGGAGTATTGCTGATACTGATCCAGATCCTTTTGTAAGAAAATCTGCAAAAGAAATTGTGCCTGTTATAAGCGGCAATAGGATAATACAAAGTTGGGGGTATTACAACACACTTTTTGTAAAATATCAGTTCAAGCTGGTTACTATAAAAGATATCAACTCTCCATGTGGATTTAATTTGGAATTGTATTCTTACACATACAACAGAGAAAAATTTGTAGGCGTAATCAAAACTGTTCAGTGTGCTTGTGATCCTGGTCCTTTGCCTAGTGTTACTCCTTCTCACACTATTACGGCTACTCCAAGTGTCACACCAAGCGTAACGCCAAGCATAACTACTACTCCAAGTGTAACTAAGACGCCGAGTACAACAAGAACTCCTACTCCGTCTACAAGTGCTACACCAAGCGTAACTGCGACTCCTAGTGTAACAAGAACTATTACTCCTACTCCTACTGTTACGCCAACGTCTAGTGTAACGCCCAGCTTAACAAAGACTCCTACTCCAAGTCGTACACCAACTGAAACACCTGGTGTGACTCTGAGCCCAACAAAAACACCTACAAAAACACCTACAGCCACACCTTCAGTAACTAGCACATCTAGTGTGACGCCAAGTGTGACACCAACTTCCACTCCAAGTAATTCTGTATCTCGTACTCCTAGCTCAACACCATCTAGCACTCCAAGTATAAGCATCACGGCAACGCCTACACCAACTCCAACACCTTCAGTAACTCGTACACCTAGTGTTACACCTAGTGTGACGCCAAGTGTGACACCAAGCATCAGTGTAAGTGCAACTCCTAGCTCCACGTCTAGTGT